TTGAAAAGGAGACAATAAGTATGTGTGCAATTCGTAGTCCCTCGGCTCGCAATCGCGAATCCGTACTTGATAATGATCTTGTTTTTGCAGTAATGGTTCTTACGTCATCGTTGAGGAAAACGGTGGCTTGGTTTATGACACATGGGATTTATAATCCCTATTCAGGTTCAGCCTTTACTCAACCTGGATTATATCGATCTGCTGAAAGATCGGCAGAGTTTTTGAAATTTCGTTATCGTAGGGATGTAACTCATGAAGTCCCAGGTGAGGAACCAGATGAAAACGAGATTGCTTGGGCTGAGAAGTGTGTTGTAGAACGGCTTCCAATTGTTCTTGAACATATCAAGGTATTGGATGCTCGTTTGAAGGCTCTGAAACGTCTAAATAATATGCCTGTAGTAAAATAAGGAGACAAACATGAAGAAATATGATTGGAAAGCAGTTGTCATGGAAATCGCTCATCTTCGAAAAGAAGTTTCTGAATATCAAGTTGTTGTTGATGATTATGAAGAATGGTTTCTCGACCTTCTTGATACGATTGATGAATTAAAAATAGAAAATAAGAAATTACAGAAGAAACTAAAAAAGGCTAAGAAATAGTCTTGTGCAGTTCTCTAAAGAGCAAAACAATGAGATCATGAGGTTATTTCATGGACGATGTATTCGTTGTAATAAGAGAGCAGTAACCGTTCATGAAATACTTCCTCGATCCTGTGGTAAAATAGCAGAGAAGTTTGAAAATCGTGTTCCACTGTGTCATGCTTGCCATGAAGAAATACATCAGCATGGAGCAATCAATTTTGTAACAGAGTTATTACGACTACGCAGAGAATTTCTGGAAAAATATGGCACCAGCCAATGATCTAGGAATAAAAATATCAAATAGTAATGCTTACTCAATGGATTACGTTGAGAAGTGTTTTCTACTCTGGTATAAATTAGGTCGTCCATCTGCAACGGAATTAATGAAGCATGTTTCAGCAGATGAAGCATCAGGTGAGACTGTTCATTATGCGATGTTAACTAAATGGCCTACGAAATTTGCTTGGAATGAACGGGCGGATGTTTTAGATGCTGAAGTATCCAGACAAATTGAAATACAAGCAATCAATGAAAAAGTTGAGATGTTGCGTAGACAGGCTGATCTTGGTAAGATGTTACAAGATGCTGGAGCTGAATATTTTGACACACATCCAATTGATAGTGATCGTGTAGCTCTTGGAGCAATCAAAACAGGTGTAGAGATTGAGCGAAATGCAAGAGGTATACCAGATGCATTATTGAAAATTGCTGAGTTGAAAGATGAGGAATTAGGGGATATTGTAGGAAAATTACTTGCAAAGATAAATCCTGATGAAGCTTTACGAATGACAGGATCAATTATTGAGAAAGATGTAGAAGAAACAGTTGATGCAGAGTTTTCTGATACTAATAAAGAGGAATTAGATGCCGACAGCCAGACAGACGAGTAAACTAAGTGATGCAGAACGACAGCATCTTCTCTTAGCAATTGGAGAGATGCGATCAAGAGGTTTACCTGTCGATGGTTATCTAAAGCAACTTCAAACTGCAAGCGAATGGCCGTTAGATGAAAATGGTTATTTTTCTAAATTGGATGGGAAACACTTTATTCCTAGTGTTCCACAACTAGATTTTCTTACCAGTAATGCAAGATTTTTGGCATTAGTGGCAGGCCGTGGAAGTGGAAAAAGTTGCTCTGGAGCACAGAAGGCACTTCAAAAACTCTCTTTAGGTTTATCTGGTATGGTTATTAATCCAGATTTTGAGAACTTTCGATTATCTACCTGGCCTGAATTTAGAGAATGGATACCTTGGCGCATGGTTGTCCCCTCACAGCGGTATCGTTCTAATCCTGAATGGATGCCTCATCAGCCATTTGCGTTGAATTTCTTGAATAAAGCAGTAGTTTATTGTAAAGGATTACGTGATCCCGATTCAGCCAGAGGCCCGAATGTTAATTGGCTTTGGTATGATGAGGGAGGTCGAGATGATAGTGGAATGGGGTGGAGAATTGCTAATGCTGCTGTGCGTATTCCACCTGATGCACAATCTTTTGTTACGGCAACCCCAAGAGGAACATTACATTGGCTCTATAAAGTTTTTGTTGAAAATGAGGTTGATGCAGAGACATTGAAACTTATGGAAGAAGCAATGGGGCATAAGCGAGAAATATTCCATTTGCGGTATATGACCATTGAGGATAATAAGGCCAATCTTGATCCAGGTTATTATGCTTCTATGCTTGCAAATTATCCTACAGGTTGGTTGAGGAATCAGGAATTATATGGACAATTCTCTGATGAAGGAACAGCATTAGGTGATCCTAACTGGTTCTATGGGAAAATCCTACATGAGTTACCAACAGAAGTAAAAGGAAGATGTCGATATTGGGATTTAGCCGCCAGTGAGAAGAAATTGGCTGGTAGGAAATCAGATGATCCTGATAGTACCGTAGGAACACGATTATCTCTGGATATGAATGGAAGATTTGTAATTGAGGATCAAGTAGCGAAACAAATGGCATGGGCAGAGATAAAAATAACTATTATTGAAACAGCAATGATAGATGGGACAGAAGTTCCAATTTACATTGAACAGGAAGGTGGAGCCGGAGGTAAAAATCAGGTTGCTGAAATTGCTTCTCAAATTGCTTTGGCTGGATATATGGTAAGACCTCATAATCCACGAGATTTAGGAGATAAGGTGATGAGAGCACAACCTTGGTTTGCAAGGGCAAGTATGGGTATGGTGTATTTATTGGAAGGTGATTGGAACCAGGCATTTTTACAACAAGTTGGTTCATTTCCAAATTCTAAGATGCATGATGATCGAATAGATAGTGTATCAGGATGTTTTGCAAAGTTAGCTCCAGTAAAGAAATGGGCAACGGTAGATTTTACACATCTTAATCAAGATGTTCCGACACAGACATTTGCTTTGAGAGGATAAAATAAGATGTGGTCATATTATGGAACAAAATTGAAAATTGTTGGAAAATATCCTGTTCCCCTTCAGGACACAATTATTGAACCTTTTGCTGGTGCTGCACAGTATAGTTTGAAATATTATGATCGTAATGTTATTTTAATTGATAAATATGCGGTTATTATTCGTCTTTGGAAGTGGTTACAACAATGTTCAAAGCAAGATATTCTGTCTTTGCCTCAAATTGAATTAGGAAAAAGTATTGATGAGTATCATTGGGATTGTGATGAGGCAAAGTGGTTGATTGGTTTTATAATTGCCGCTGGAGTAAGTTCACCTAGAAAACATGCTTCACGATGGCGAACAACTTTACGTCCCCATTCTCAGGAATATAAAAAGAATGAAATCGCTGATAGTTTATATAAAATAAAACACTGGAAATTTATTTTGGGGGAATATAATTGTATTGATAACATATCTGCAACTTGGTTTATTGACCCCCCATATCAAAAAGGTGGAGATCAGTATAAGTTCAATAATAAATTGATTGATTATTCAAAATTGGCTTTGTGGAGTAAATCTCGTAAAGGTCAGGTTATTGTGTGTGGAAATTCTAGTGACACTTGGATAGATTCAATAAATCTTATTAGACTGGATGGTGTAGCACATAGAACAATGGAGACAATGTGGTATCAGGAAGGTTGACACTGTGTCAATTCCGAATATATGTGCTATAATGTACTTGTGAAGTTCTTATTGTTCAGTGAGGGAGATTAGTGCTTAACTCAATCAATATCCCGCCAGTACAGCCAGTGGCCGTAGTTCAGACGGTACATGAAGATCAATATTCTCAAATCGAGCCGTATTTTAGTCGGTATGTTCCTTATTGGGGAGTGCCACAGTGGTTAGATGGCAGACTTTGGCGTAATATTGTACGATCTCAACCAATTCTGGTAATTTGTGAAAACTTTATCTGTGACACGCTACTTTCAATGGATTGGCAGATTATTACCAGAGATAGTGAGAAACGAAAGCAATACGAAGATGACATCACGTATTACACCAAAGGTCTTTTCAAAGATTTTGGAATTTCTTATACTGATCTTGTAGAATGGATAACTCAAGATTTGTATGAGTTGCCGTTTGGATCGGGGGTTGAGATTGGTCGGCAAGATGATAGCCCGAATGGGAAAGTTCTCTGGCTAGAACCTCTTGATGGAACAACGTTATTTCCAACGTTGAACGAAGAGTGGCCGGTGATGCAGAGATTATGGGAAGGCTTATCTTTTGGCCCTGTATTTTTCCCCGCCCATTCAATTAATCGAGTTCGTTTATCTCCAAGAACAGAAATCTTACGAAAAGGTTGGGGCATGGCCCCGCCTGAGAAGATTTATTTAGCAATTGAAATGCTAAGTCGGGGAGATCAATATTATGCTAATCTTTTGCTTGATACGCCTCCAGCCGGTATTCTTGATCTTGGAGATATGGAGAAGCAATCAGCTTTAGCATGGATTAATAGTTTCAAGAACTTGATGAATGGGATCGATGCTTTCAAAATTCCTGTTTTGTATGAACATAACACAAAGGTAGACTTTGTAAAGTTTGGAAATAGTCCAAATGATGTTATGTTTGACAGGATTTCTTTGAAATATGCAGCGATCTGTGCAAGTGCTTATGGAATTACCTTGTCAGATATTGGTTTGGAACATAATGCTGGTGGTGGAGGAGATTCCTTATCTGGTGCAGTACGAAATGAACGAAAAACTAAACAGACTGGTAAAGCTGTAGCTAAACGTAAGTTCAAGGAATTTTTTGACGCTTTACTTCCAACTTATCTAGTTTTTCGATATGTTGATACCGATGAGGAACAAAGTATTGCGACAGGTCGTGCCAGATTAGCAACTTCAACTGCATTTCATACAATGTTGACTGATGGATACATTTCTCCAGGAGAAGTACGACTTCAATCAATTGCAGATGGGATGTTTACGGTTCCTATTCCTGAATCAATTCCACCAGATGCTGTTCCTTTACAAACGACACCAGGTTTCAAGGAAAGTGGAAGTAAGCAGGTTGGTACACAGAATGTTCCAGTAAGTCAAGGTGGGCAGGGAGATATTGGTTCGTCTGCTCGAACAGCAAATTCAAAATCAATGGTAGGGAAGAGTAAATTCAAGGGAACGATTAAAGCACTACTTGAAAAACTTCCTCATGCTGCAACTGATGTCCGCATGAGCAGATTAGTAAAGATTGCTCTTAAAGCAATGTATCCTGGCATTAAGAAATCCGCAGATTTAGATGATCTTGAAATGGAACTTTGGAATTCAACCCAGGATAAAATCTTATTTGATGATGACATTGATGAATTAGATATTGATCCAAATAGTCTTATTCTAATTCAAAAAGCCAATTCAGATGTAGAAAATAAACTTCAAACTGATCTAGACAAGCAAAAGAAATGGTGGCAGGTAATTTCAGATGATGACATTACTAGTAAACTTTTGCCGTTGGTTATGGAGGAATTTAGCCGTTCTGTGCAAGATACAGCGATTGATCTTCAGGGTGCTTTATATGCAGATGGCCTCACGGATGAACCGACTCCTCCGCAACAGTTCGTTTCATTAACGAATGATGATGTACAGAAGAAACTTCAGATATTGGTTGGAGCAATGGCCGGACAAATCAACGATGGAACGGCCTATTATATTCGTAGAATTATTATGTCGTCTATTCGTGACACAATGTCAAAGCCTCCTTATAGTGAGCAGGTGAAGCAAGGTATTGACATAGAGACGATTTTGAAGGATAATAGAGTTGTTAGAACTATTGTTCAGTTATCGTTGTTAGAATTAGAAAGTCTCGTTGATCGTAGAGCAGAAGTAATTGCAGATGATGAGACGAACAGGATTGACAAATTAGCGGTACAAGAAGAGTATAAGAGGTCAGGTCTAAAGACGAAGGCATGGCAATGTTATGGGGACGATCCATGCCCAACTTGTTTAGACAATCAAGCACAAGGTTTTGTCCCCGTTGATTTCAAATATAGAAGTGTATTTCCTGATGAAGAGATAGAAGCGCCACCGGCTCATCCAAAAGTTGAGCATTGTGGATTAATCTTTGACAAAGCAGAATTGGCTGATCTTTATAATCAGGGTAATTTCAAGTTATGGTTAGGAGATTAAAAAGGAGAATAAGATGGATGGTTTGACTGAAGGAAGAATGGTTCATTACGTTGCTTACAACAATCGTCATTTGGCTTCTATTGTTATTGGATATGAAATCCCCCCTAAAGTTGAGGATGTACAAGTTGATCCAGTAACGGCTGATTTGGCAGTATTCACTAATATGCGGAATGTCAATGGCATTAAAAACTTTGGGCTTCAATTTCATCAAGAGATTGTGTATAGTGAAAGCAAGGAGCCTGGAACTTGGCATTGGATTGAGAAAGCGTAGGATATGAGTAGACCCGCAGGATCAAAAAATAAAAATCCTTATCAACAGGATCAGTTACCAGCGGAATTATTACCGAGTGAGCCGGAACAGAAGCCAGAGCCAGTTATTGATGATACTACATGGCAAACTACGGTAGAAGAATCAAATGATGATCGAAAAGTCATTGAGTTTGAGAATTTAGGAAATTATCAATTACAAGGAGAAGAAACTAAAATGAAAGAAATGAAACAGGTTTTACGCACGATTGCCTTATCAAATATGGCTACTTATAATGAACGGAGTGAGTTGGTTGCAGTTTCGATGTCAGAAACTGAGATTTATCTGAATCAATTGATTGCCTCCGGTTGGCAGTTGTTTTATGTAACGTGTTATGGAAAGAACGAAGTTGCTAAGACAATTGAAATGCTGTATGTGTTTACGAAGTAGATGATTTTAGAACAATGGTTCGTTTATCTGGCAGTAGGGGCGGTTTTGATCTTTGTTTGGAGAAAATCGCCCTACTCCAGATGGTTGAGTAAGAAAAGCACCTTTCTAAAAGAATTACAGGATTGTAACCTTTGCATAGGATTTTGGTTCTACTTCATCCTTGCAATTGTAATGCAAATTAACATATTTACAGAGTTTTACTTAATTGTGGTAAACCAGTTCCTTTCGGCAGTAGTTACAGCATTTTTCTTCTATGTACTACATGCAGGATGGGACACCTTATTTAGAAATATTGTTATAACGGGAAGTGAATAAAATGCCTTACGCAAATAATTCAGAATTACCGCCAGGAGTAAAAGATAATCTTCCGGATGCTGCACAGACCATGTACAGGGATGTATTCAATAGTGCATGGACAGGTTCTTGCAAAGATGCAGAGAATAAAGATCAATGTGCAGCGAAAGAAGCTTGGGCAGTTGTTCACAAGAATTTTCATAAAGATACTGATGGTAGTTGGACATCTAATAAGTCTTTAGTGGAAGATTTTGCGATTAAGATTACTAAAGCCAGTTATGACAAAGTAAGTGGTGAACGAAGGTGGTCTGGAACGTTATCAGACACACAAAAAGACACCTATAATGAGAAAATGTCTTTGCAATTATTTACGGATTTTATTAATCACATAACGCATGGTGATCCAATTCCGGCTCCATATCAAACGGATTATTTTAAAGGTGGGATGCCCTATGTGTCCCTTGCCCACTATCCTGACCTTAATGGTAAGGCGATTTTGGGGAAAACGACCGACTTATATGTAGATGGGAAAATGTTGAAGGCAAAGGGAACCTTTGAAGATTCACCATTAGGTAGGGCAGCCTTCACAGCCGTTTGCAAGTCATTGTATGACACTACAGATAAGACAACGCCTCCGGTACGATTAAGTATTGGATTTCTGGACATGGGACATGTGCATGGAGACAAAGAGTTTGTACGGCAGAGTTTATCAGATGTTTGTCCCATGTGTTTAGCGAATGTTGGGGATAAGGAATATCGATCAGGATTTCTCATACATGAAGCTCTGACGAGAGTTCCGGTTAATTCTAGAACTGAAATTTTTGCGGAGGTCAATAAATCTATGGACGGTATAAAAACGCAATTGGATGATGCAGCCAGTATTGTAGGTGAGGATTTAGCAAAGGAAGTTGATACAGTGTCAAAGACGATGGTGGGAAAGTCTGAAGCTCTTGTTATTAAATCTGAGGAAGTTCCTGTTGTAGAAGCACCAAAAACTGAAACTGTGATTGTTACGGCCAGTGATGGTAATGGTAAGGTTACAACTGAATCCATTTCTCTTAATGCAGATGGTGGAATTGTTGGAGATGTACTGCATCCTGCTGGAATGCCCGATGCACAGCGAGATGAGCCAAAGGACATGGCTAAGAAAGTCAAGGAGCAGCAACAGACTGTTATTCCTTCATGGGCAGAGGATATTCTGAACATGCTTCGACAACTTACTGGACAGAAAGCACCTGAGAATGGTATTTATCAAAAGAGTTATACTCAGACAGATGATCCTAAGTTGAATGAACTTTTGACTATTCATCCGATTGGATTTTACATCAACGATTTGATGAGTATTTTTGACAGTGCTTGTGCAAATACACAGATGGACAAACCACAGAAGTTACAATCAATTCAGGAAGCGTTCAGCAAACTTGGAGAAGGCATCAAAAAGAAAATTGCTGAATTGCCAGATTATCCACAACCAGCAATTCCAACCGAAGCAAAATCTTCGGCCATGATTGCTGATGCAGTAACAAAAGCGGTTGCAAATGCAATGCAACCGTTAGTCGATCAAGTATCGTTGATTACTCAGCAGATGGGTACTGTACAAGGAACGAGAAGTGTAACGGCCAGCATCCCGCAACGCCGAAGCATTAATCCGATCCAGGTACAGCAACAGCAGTCTCAGGTTGCAAACCCTAAATCTGAAACTCCCAAATTGCGTGAGATCATAAACAGAACGTTAGGGTAAAGAATAAACCTCTGGTTAAGCTATTTAGCGTCAGGGATGGGGAATATTATTTTTAGTGGAGGTTTATAAAATGGCTGAAGTTGTATTAGATGTGACAACCGGACAACCGTTTGTTCAAAAGGCATCTGATCCTGCAATTTCTAATGTGGCGACACCTGGGGATTTTGCTGGGCAGTTTCCTACTCCGCTTGACACTACTGAAATCCTGGCCTTGTGTGAGGATATTTCAGTGTGGCAGGCATTACCTGAAAAACGCACCATGCTCCAACAGGAGACTTGGCGTGAAATGAATTCATTGGCGTTTACCTCTGGATCGGCATACCTATTCTTCACGGATGGGGCCTGCCCTGAGGAATTTACGCATGATGGTTCTAACACGACTGTTTCTCTGAAGAACATTGGTGCAAAGAAATCCTTGACGATCTCTGACATTATGCACTCTATGGCGATCTCAGCGGCCAATTGGAACGGTATCAACAATCTTGTTGGGCCGATGACTGCTGGTGAGGGACTTCCTGGGGCTGCACAGAACGGCACTTTCTATCGTGCCGCAGTTGGTGATCTGAAGGAAAAAGAAGTTCGTTTGGCTATGACCCTGGTTATGAACGGATGGGACAAGTATCTGGTAGCCGGTAATATTGCTACTTCGGCCTTGCAGTTCGATGGTATTGAACCCTGGTTCAGTCGGGCATCCTGCTCTGGTGCATATCACAGTAATGATTACTCGGCCAGTGGAGCATTCAGCGCAACTACCTTTGATCGTTGGCTGGTGGAATCTTGTGCCAAACCGACTCATATCTTTGGGCATCCTCAAGCGATTCAAGAAATGTTAGCCGCTTATTTCCAACTTGGTTTCCAGGGGTCACAACTCTTGATGTACCAGGATGGTAATCGGATGATCCCTGGTTTCAATTTCGCAAGTTTCGTAAATACTGGTATTGGCCGTCTGCAATGTGTGGCTGATATTAATTTTACTAAGACTGCGACTACTCTTGGGTATCAAACCAATTTGTATGCTTTACGGTTGAACCATAATGGTGAACCGCTGGTATACAAGGAAACTCAGATTCCGTTATCGTTACGTGATCTGGTTCCTGGTTGTACTGCGATCAGCTTTGAAGTATGGGCTAAGACTGCGTTAGTAATCAAGCATTGCTGCGCACATGGCGTATACAAAGGTTTCTTCTACGGTACTGCCAGTGTAACAACCTGTACCTTGATCGGTTAGGTCAGGAAATAGTTAGGAATATGGAGGATGGGAGATACAAAAGTCCCATCCTCCTACAGAACTCAGGATAAAATATGGCTGAATCAACTCTATTACCAGAAGTTTTACAAGAAGCAATTACAGGGCAGATAACAGTAGAGAGAACAAATGCTTCTGTATATGCACAACTTGACATTGTGTTTCGTAAGATGGCCTGGTTTGGTATGGCGAAATGGGCAAACAAATCCAGTCATGATGAAACAATGCACTCAGAGAAGTTCATTGATTATTTAGATGACAGAAATTATTTTCCTGATTTAGATGAAATTCCTGTTCCAGAAGCAGTTGATTATACTAATCCAATGCCAGTATTTATTGCAGCACTAGAACTGGAAAAGGCTACTACCAAGAGGATAAATGATCTTTATCTTTTGGCTGATGATGAAAATGACATTGCTACTTGTGTCTTTTTACAATGGTTTGTAACAGAACAGGTAGACAGTGAAAAAGAGATTTTAGACATTATTAATGAACTGCAACACGGATCAACCGATGCTGCATATTTAGCAATGATTGATGAAGAATTAGGTAAATAAATCAATACGGAACAAAACATAACTCTTATGTCTCCCGCAGCCAGCAAAGCAACCAAATTAGCAAAGGTATCCAATATGGCAGATGATTTTGTATCTAGAAGAGAATTTGAAGCAGTAGTAAATGGTTTAAGAGATTTTATTTCTCAGGGATTTACTCATTCTGAAAGTACAGCAATATTACGTGATAAGTCTGCTAATGAAGCTGCGGTATTACGAGAAAATGCCAATAGAGAGGCTATTAAAGTTGCTTTGGATGCCATAAATAAACGTTTCGACAATACTAACGAATGGCGAGATGTTGTTGATGATGATCGTAAAGACCTTGCGAGAAAAGAATCAGTTGAGAGGTTGGAAGAATTATTGGTTGAGATACGACTTAATAATGTCTCTAAAGACTCATTCAAAGAATTAAAATTATCTGTAGACAGTATGCTTCTTTCTGAAGCAGAATTAAAAGGTAAAGCAACACAAGGATCGGTTATAATTGGGTATGTTATGGCCGCTATTGGTTGGATACTTGGAACCGCAGGAATATTTATAAAGTTTATTAAATAAGGAGAAATACATGAAACTCGGATTGAATTTTATTTTACTTTTGGTTGCCGTAATTTGTTTTGCTGTTAGTTTCTTAGTTAAAGCATTTGGTGGAAATACTGGTAGGGCTGATCTAACTGATTTAGGGTTATTCTTTTTTGCTTTAGCATTTTTAGCGGGCTAAATATATTCGTATAAGTATGTTACAATTGAGTAAATATTGAACTGTAAAATCAGAATTATTCAGCATGTCTAATGGAGAATAATGAAGGCGATAATTTGTATAGCTGATACTCATGTTGGTTCACTTAGTGGATTATGTCCTGATTACGGTTTTAGACTTGATGGGGGAGCACAGTTTGTACCAAATCGATTTGTAAAAGAAATGTGGAAAGTATGGCTCCATTTCTGGAAAGAATATGTCCCAAAAGTGACAAAAGGAGCAGATGAAGTTATTGTGGTGCATAATGGCGATATTATTGATGGAAATCATCATCAAGCCGTAGACCTTATTCCTAATGTAGCAGATCAAGAGGCCGCAGCAATCCAGTTATTTAAACCAATTGCAGATCGATATAAGTTTTATATGATAAGGGGAACAGAAGCACATTGTGAGAAATCTAATCAATCTACTGAACGAATTGCCAAAGCATTAGGATGTGTGAAGGATGAAACAATAGATAGTTCATCCTGGTGGCAATTATGGATTGATATTGAAGGAGTTGTTCACCAATTCGCACATCACATAGGAACAACGAGTTCAGCCACTTATGAATCAAGTGCTCCGATGAGAGAATTAGTAGCTGGATTGGTTGAGGCAGCACAATGGGGATCGCCAATGCCAGATGTTGTGACCAGATCACATCGACATCGGTATATATCTGTAGAAATTCCTTCTTACAAAGGATCAATAAAAGCAGTTATTACTCCTGCTTGGCAATTACGTACACCTAATATCGAGAGGATTGATAGGATGCGAATTGCACACATAGGAGGAGTAATTTATCTAAATGAGGAAAAAGAATGTCAGATCAAACACATAATATATCAAATTCAACCACCCCAAATAAATCATCTGTAAATCCATCTCTAAATTTTACAGAACAAGAGTTACTTGAAGAATTAGATGCTTATTATCATCCACTTCCACAAATACAATCAGGAGATTTAACATTGGGAGATTTAGAAAAACTAAATCGTGGAAGTGTGGATTGTTGGAGAAAGAGGATTAAGAAGAATGATCCCCCACCTGGATGGGAATTTATAAAAGTTATAGGAAATAGAGGATTGTCAACTTGGGTAATGAGAAAAATTGGTACTTGACATTGTGTCAATTACGAGTATACTGTATGTAATAAAGATAAAAGAAAAGGAGATTGAATGGCAAACGATTTTTTGATAATTGATGCGGCTTTTGGAGATGATCTTGGCACAAAATTTGACCAATTATGTGATAATGGGGCAGATGGATTTATTTGGAGATTAGGTCAAGGATTACCTCCGTATTCAACCGCAGAGACAGATGATGTAACTAAACAAGTTGCTGCATGTGATAGACAACAGAAACCTTATGCTTTTTACTATCCTCCTCATCCCTGGAGTGATCCAATTGCTCAGGCACAACGAACACTACAATTAGCATTTGCCAATGGATACAAACCTAAGTATTTGTGGCCTGATCTGGAATTACTTGGTAACATGACAGATGCCCAAGCTTCTGCAAACTATAAAACATATTGCTATTATCTTAGGGATCATTCATCTGTTCCAGTTGGGGTGTATTCTGGCAACTGGTGTATAGAACGATTATTTCCAACAGTAAAAGAATGGATATTTGAGTTTCCGTTGTGGCTCTCTAGTTATACATTCTGGAGCAAAATTCCCATTCTTGCAACTAATTGGGCACAATTCTCAACTAACTTCAATAATCTTCCTCAATTATCGTATACGAGTTATCCGGTAATTCCGGCATACCAGTTTACAAATTCAGATGGAATGAAATTTTTAGGAGTCAATGCAGATTATACCAAGATAAGTGATGGTATGTGGTTCGATCATTTATTCAATAATGGCCCGAAACCAACTCCTGCCCCTGTGCGCAAATATCGAGTAACTAAGTTTCCCTCTGGAACATATATTCGATCCCTTCCCTCTTGGAACACTGGATACAATGTTCCTAATGGGTGGCGAGGCTATCTTTCAACTGGAATTATATTAGGAGAGACAACGGGATGGTGGAAAGTTGCAATGGGTTGGGTAGATAAATCCAGAGCGATAGAAATAAAATAGAGTATAATAGGAGGTAGAGAGGAAAAATAATATTATGGAGCAAATTATTACGAGTGATATTTATTTCGTAGCTGCTTGTTTAGCATTGGGGATGGAAATAAAAATACCATTAGACACGAGTGATCCCAGGCATTTTCGTTTCACTATATTTGGGGATGGGATAGGTTTAATTAAACAGGAGTGGATGCGAGGAGAACTGATCGGAAATTTGTGTGAATTTTCCCGATGTGTTAAAAATGTAAAAATGATTTTGCATGAAGGCAAAGATGAAATAAGAGGATAGAGAAGATGCCTGAAGTAAACGAAAATGGACAAACAGCAGTCGTATATTTTATGCCTATCCAAAAACTTATTACGTTACCCAGTGGGCATCAATATGTTTTCAAAGTAGACCGTAGCATTAGTCTCGCTTGGATTAATTTGGAGGACTTGGATCAGATGCTTGATGTACGTGGCGGATGTTGCGGGAATACTGTCAATCGGATTATACGGCTTGCAAGTGCTTCTGATGTTGGACTTTGGACACATACAACAGATCGTTAGAAAAGGAGAAAATAATGAAAATTTCTGTAACTGAATTAATTGATGTTTGTGATGATTGGTATAATGCAGGTAAGGGAGAAAGTCAAGAAGAGTGTTGTGAAATATGTAGTGGATTGGAAGGAGACAATGATTTTCTTCTGGAACAACTTGACAAAGTAGAGAGAAAAAATAAGAAACTAAAGAAAGAAAATAAACGATTACGCAAAGTATTAGAATCAATGGATATTGATCCTGATTATGTAGAAGTTCAAGAAAAGGAGAATTAAGATGACCCTTCACGATTTTTTACTTTGGTTGGCTAATTCAGGTGGTGGTGCAGTAGTCGTATCTTGGGTACTTGAACAGTTATCTTGGTATCAAAATATGGTAGCCAAAACTAAACAACTTGTGTTTTTTGGGATTACTTTATTGGTAACTGTCGCAGGATTTGCAGTAGTTGCCTATGTTCCCCAGGTCACATTAGATGCTATTGCCCCTTATTTTGGTTTGGTTTATGCAACATTTGTTTCAATTTTCTTAGGTACGGCGTTTCATAATACTACTAAGATTGATAAACCAGAAGTACAAACATTGGTTATTCCTCCAGTTCAGAATGTAGGTTTGGGATATGTTGTAGGAGATTCTGTAACTCCTCCTGTTCAATAGAACAAGTAGTTTCAATGAGAAGGTAATAAATAATAGTTATTAAAACAAGGATAAAATAAAATGACAAAAATTGCTGTTACTGGAGCACATGGGCGGTTGGGATCAGAACTTGTAAGACAGGGGGCAATTCCGATAATTTCTGATATTTGCCAATATGAAGAACTGTATGAGGAAATCCAACATATCAACCCAGACGTTATTGTAAACTGTGCAGCCAAAACTAAGCCAAGATGGTGTGAAGAACATCCAAAAGAAACGTTAGCCATAAATTATCACGGTGCAGTAAACATTCGTAAAATTTTCAAAAAATGGCTTATTCAGATTTCTACTGATTGGGTTTTTGACGGTACTTCTGGCCCGTATTCAGAAACAGCAAAACCTTGCCCTCTAAATACTTATGGATGGAGTAAATGGGGGGCCGAGATAATGTTATCTGCATATGCAGACTGTCCATCTACGATTGTAAGAGTAACTTCTTTATATGACACAGTGTCAACTAATTTTGTTACCCAGGTTATTAAAGATTTAGGACAGGATAAAGAGTTTTTTTCTATACCGGACTTATGCGGAAATCCGACTTATATTCCCCATTTAGTTGTAGCTTTACAGGATTTGATTACTCGTAAAATTGATTTTGTTCATAGGATCAATTTAGCAGGAACAACTTGGATTAGTAGGCATACTTTTGCTTTGAGGATTGCTCAAAAGTTTGTTCCAGAGAATTTATCCTTAATTAAATCAGGATGTCCTCCTGAGTTATATGCTAATATGAAATATCCTCCAAAGGCAGGGTTTAATCTTACTTTAGCAAAGAAATTGTCCATTCCGTTACATTCGCTTGATGAAGGATTGGAGGCTTTTCATGTTGCCCTTGCCTAAATT